CCGTAAACCACTTGCGTTGCCGAAGCGTTACCAGTCGCAGGAATGTCTTTAGTCGAAGCCGTGCCAAGCCCACTAACCTGTGTGTTAGCAATAGCCAACAAGCTTTGATCCAGCCCAAGCGTTCCAGTCGAAGTGATTGTCCCGCCGGTGAGCGGTGAGGTTGTCGCAATCGAAGTAACACCCTGAGCCGGGGTCAACAACTCTTGCCAGTTGCCTAAAGTTGAAGCAGGAACAGCAGTCAAAATGAATGACTTACTAACATCGGTGCGAACAGCAACATCGCCCTCTTGCGCGGTCAACGCCAACATAGCCGCCTGAGTAGCGACAACAAAAGTGTTAGTGATAGCAACCGCTGGCAGTTGATTTTGTGGGATTAGCCCTAAGCCGTCAAGTGTAGCCACGCCATTAGCGGCGGCCTTTTGCGAAGTGGCAACAATAACCGAAGTATCAACAGCGATCGTGCCTGAGCTAGTAATCGTTCCGCCAGTCAAACCTGACCCTGCGGTGATTGAAGTCACGCCAGTTGCGGGCGTAGCAATCCATTGAGTGTTGTAGTTCGTGCCGTCAATCTTCGAAAGAATCTGCCCAGTTGTTCCGCCTGTTGGAACGCCTGCCCCGGTGTCACCTTTTGGCCCTGTTGCGCCAGTCGCGCCGGTGCTTCCTGTGTCACCCTTCAACCCTTGCGGGCCTACACCGCTGACAGTAATCGTAGGAACAATCGGTTGAACAATAATCGAGTCAGCCATTACGGAGCAACCTTCGCTTTCAAAACAATGTGGCCCTTGATTAGAGAAGTCTTGACCGAGCCGTTAGCCACCATAAGCTCAGCAACATACGAACCTTCAGGCTGTGAAGTCTGAGCGCTAGTCGCGTGAATGACAATCGTTCCAGCTGAACCGCCCAAAGTCAGGCCGCTTGATTCGGTCAAAGTCCAAATAATCGGCTTGCCAAAATCTTGTCTAAGCGTAAAAGTCGCGGTGTAACCGGTCAGGTTGTAAGGCGTTCCGTTTGGATCCAACCAAGTAACATTCAAATAAAAGTCTGCGCCTTGGTCGATAGTGACCGAGTTGGGGATAACAACACTCATTTACTCTCCTAAATCTGCGCCGCAACTTGGGCAAGCCATAGCCCTTTGAGGCGCTGGCATTCGACAAGCTGGGCAAAACTTCGCTAACGCTGCTAAACCCATCATACTTGAAGCGCTCGCCATTAAGTCTGTGACCGCCCAAACCATCGCGTCAAGGTTGTTAGGGCTATCTTTCGAGTCGATTGTGTAGTTGCACATTTGGTCTTCGAGCATCGGGAATGGCTTTGTCATATGCAGGCGATATTGTTCTGACAGCGAAGCTATCGGCTCGGCCCTAACCAGTTTGCCTCGCGTTGCTGTGACCTTGCGGTAACTCACACTAGGGTCAACTTGTTTCAACAAAAGTTCAATCATATCGCCGCCGTTGTTTGTTTCAGCCACGATACGATCAGCTTGGTATCTGTGATAAGCGTCAACCGCTACTCGCGCCCAGCCGTCGGGCGATAGCCGACAGGTCAAATCTTCGAGAATGTAATAGTGGCCGTCATTGCTTACACCGGCGACAATGATTCCAGTCTCATCAGATTGTTCGCCTGAAGTCACCGCCGGGTCGATAGCAACAACGATACGAACCAACGGCGGGTGTTCCTCAAGCCGTGCCGTTTCAATCTGTTCGCGAGTCCATAGAGCGCCGTCAGCATCTTCAATGACTTCACCATAAAGCTCTTGCCTGCCAAGGCGTGTGCCTTCGTAACGCAACCTAAGTTCTGCAAGCGCTGTTGGCGCGAGGTTAGCGGCGTTGTCAAAGGTTGAGCCTCGGACTACAAGAACGCCGTCACGCTTTGACAGGTCGCGGATAATCTTTATCGGGCGCGGAGTTGTTGTGACCACAGTTTGCGGGTGTGTGCCAAGGCGCAAAGCGAGTTGATACTGATCCCACGCTTCAGCTTTTTGAGCGGCCAACTCATCAAACCAGCCGCCGTGAAAGTTAGGGCCTCGAAGCCGGTCAGGTTCTTCCGCTGAGTAAAGCTTGATTCGGGTTTTATTGTTGAGCAAAATCTCGCCGTTGCTTCGGTTGTAGTTTTCAAGGCTTCCGTATTCGCGCAAAATAGTCACGATACCGCTCGGCCCTTCCGCACAAGTGTCGCGAGCGTCAGCAAAAGTCGGCGCAACAATCGCCCAGCGAGTGCCAGCGTTTAGCGTTGCCTTCCAAGCAAGCCATTCGGCCGCTAGTCGAGTCTTGCCAAACCCACGCCCGGCAAGGGCAAGGTAAGTGTTCCAATCACCTTCAGGCGGCAGTTGATTCGCTCTCGCCTGTATCTTCTCCCACATCATCCGGCGCGTTGCTATCTGCTGTGATGGTGTTAGCGTAAAGTCTGGCAAGTTCGGCTTGGATTGAGTTTGCGTCATAAGTAATCACCTCAGCTTGTATGCGTGTTGGTTGGTCAAGGCCTAACAGTTTTGCGCGCCGTTCCATAATGCGCATAAGGCTTTGAATGCTTGCGTTGTCACCTTGTAACACTTTGCCCCAGATAGCGGACTGAGCTAGGTCGAGGCGTTCCGTTTCAATGTGCCTGATAGCAATAACATCGTCTTTGACTACGCGGGCAAGTGCGCGTTCGTAAGCTTTTTGCGCGGTTGTTGGGTGAACACTTAGGCGCTCGCCAATCAAATCCCAAGTCAAACCGCCGCGGCGTAGTTTCACAACTTCTTGTTCGCGATCAATAACCTCGGGGTTAGGTATGCCTCCGCGGGGTCTGCCACCTTTTGGGTTTGCCATAAGTTAGATTCTAACCTTTAGGTTGGAGCAGTGAGGTCGGGATTGAACCGCCCTGTTCTGGCTGGGAGCCAGTTGCATCGCCATCTATGCTTTCACCGCGTAAACCTTTATACATCGTAGCACCGCGAGCGGCTATTTCGCTAAACGGCAATTCCTGCACAGTGAGTCGTTTGCGAGCTTCAGGGTTTATGAAATAAATATAACGCAGTTGAAAGCCGGGGATTTTTTCCCACTTGCTGAATTCGTCTTTGCGTCCGTGATGAAAAGCTGTCATTGCGTGTTTGGGTTCGCCTGTTAGTGGGTCAATGCGAAGTTGTGTGTTTACCTTTATGTCGGTTAAGACAAATCCACTAGCACGATAAATAGTGCCATCGCCACACATAGTCCCGTCAGCAAAACTAATAACCCACTCGATTGTTGGCGCGTATTTTTTAAGCATACGCATCGCAACGCTGATTGCTCGACTTTCGCTATTTTTTGGCAACGCGTCTGTAAAAGCCATTCGATTGAGTTCGATAAATCCGTTCCAAGCCGTATTTTCAACTAAGCCAATGCTGTTCTTTTTTGCCAAACTTGGGCCAAACTGCATAACGCCTTCGAGTTTGCCGTAATAGTAAACGCCTAAGTGAACTTGACTGTTAGGCACAACCTTGCCGCTGTAATGGTTTAGGCGAATGAAGTTGTTGGCTGTTGTTGCGTCAATTGGTTTTAGCTGTATGTTTTTAGCTGACATTTTGACCCAGCCACAATTCGACTATTCGAGTAATGGCGTTGCCGTTGCTGTTTGTGTTGCCAGTATCGCCAAAATCGCCCATTGCTTTGCTGGCTTCTAATGCACTTTTGATTGTTTCAACTTGAAACTTGTGCAAAGTAAAAGTAATTTGCTCAAGCTCGCCTTTTTCATTTCCTAACGCCCCAAAAGCGTCTTCAAGATCAGAATCAGTTGGCGGTTGCAAACTTTCAAAACCCAAGTCTTTTATGTCCCAGCCAACGGCGTCAAGCTCAATCAGTTGAGAGGCAAGAACGCTTGTATCCCATTCGGCTAACTCAGCGGTGCGGTTATCTGCTAGAGCGTAAGCTTTGGCCGTTGCGTAATCCCAATCCTTAGGGGTAACGCTTACCATAATCTCAGTCCAGCCAAGTTGTTTAGCCGCTGCCCAAGTTCCGTTGCCAGCTAGGATAACTCCCGTGGGCATCACTACTATCGGTTTGCGTTGTCCAAACTTTTCAAGGCTCGAAGCGATAGCGTCAAGATTCTTTTTATCGTGAGTGCGCGCGTTCTCAGGGTCAGCGGTCAGATCGCTGATGCGCCTAGTTTCAATGAGCATTAGAACGGCTCATCAAATGCGGTTGCCGGGTTGCTCCAGTTGCCGATTGAGTTGGCAGGTTTGCTAGTTTCAGCGGGTGTGAAGGTTGAGTTGTTTAGGCTTATGTCGGCGCTCTGCCCTTGCTTGCCAGTAGCTTTTGAGATGACAGGGTTTCCCGCTGAATCAGTCCAGTCGCGGATTTTGACAGCTACAAGGCCCGAAAACTTGCCTTGAGCGCCAAGGTCAAACTGCACCGGCTCTTGAAACCAAGCCGTATAAGTGCGCTTTTGAATGTCCCCTGTTTTGTCTTTGAAAGACTCGGTGACCTCCACGCCTTTGCCGTTGAAGAAAATGCGTGTTGCTGTGCCGTTGTCAATAGTTAGTCTTGCCATTTGTCTAGCCCCTTCCAAGGCTCGTTTTGTGTTTTTATTCTAGCGTTTCTTTAGTCTTTTTTATGGTCATTCGGTCGCTATCTGTTGTGCCACCCCAGACACCTTCATAGTTGTTTTCTAGTGCGTATTCAAGGCATTGAGTTTTGAGCGGGCAAGCTTCGCAAATAGCTTTGGCCGCGTCAACAAGTGAAACGCTGAAAAAAGTTTCAGGGTCAATCCAAGGGTCAGCGCATTTAGCGCCATCCCATTTAGGCGCGTCACTCATTAGACACCCGAATAAAGATTGAGTCGCGCTCGCCGTAAACCTTGAGGGCGTTGATAGCGACAACCTGATTATCGTCAGGGATTAGATCAGCTTGCACAATTGCGTCAAGGCAGAATCTAGTCAGCTTGTCGGCATCGGGTTTGACTGTGTGAAACTCACGCTTGACAGACTTAGGCCGCTCGAAAGTGAATACAAGTTCAACACTTACAGGTTCGTCTTTTGTTGGTGCAACCCAGTCCCCGGTTTGTGACTTCAGCCAAGCGCTCAGTTTCTTGCGCGCCGGTATAAGCCCTTTATGAGCCTCGGTCAAGACAGCCCTGCCGTTTACAACGAAAGCGGTTTTAGAGCCTTGAGGGAGTGCCTTGAAGGGCGCTATGAGTTCAATCGCGGGCATTGAGTGACCTTGCCAACTCTGCCTGTTGTTCAGGCGTTAGAGCTTTGACAAGTCGCAGGGCGGCTTTCTGTAACTTAGCCTTTGCCCTTTTCTCAAGGTTGCGCTTTTTGCTCATAGCATTAGCCTAGTCAAGTTCGAGCAGTTTGAGAATGTTTGCTGAGTAAAACAAGGCTTCACTTGGTAGCGCTTTGAGTTGACTTCTGATCGACTCGCGCTCGCTTATGCGGCCTTCGGCTCGGTATTGAGCGCGTGTAATCAAGTCGGCGGTGTGCGTTATCGGTGACATTTCTGATTGTGTGTCATTGGTTACGCCGTCAAGTAGCAACTGAGTTTCCGCAAAGGTTCTGCTTTCTGATCCGACAGCGGGCAGATTTGTCGGAGTTTCAGGGGCAGATTTGATAGCTCGAATAACTGTTTCCGCTGACATTGCGCGCGGGTGTTTGTTGAACAAATGCCTAACGGCCTCTTCCCAGCTACTCATTAGGCCACGCTCCATCCAAAACCATAAGCGCAATGATTGCGTAGTTTGCCAGATCCAAAAAGCTATCCTGCAAGCTTTCGTTAGCCGGTGTCGCGCCCGAGTCGATTAGGTGATTGATACGCGCCAGCTTGTCGCTCATTCTCACGCGAAGCCCATTGAGCGGGCCGCCCGGTGCGTTGCTGATGTTATTCGGCCCATAGTCAGCTTGCTTACGAACCAGAACCGAAGCCGCGTCATCGTAATAGTTTTGCGCCGTTTCAGCAAAAACTTCTAGCGGGTCAAGTTCAATAGCCGGCAACTTGCTTACCAGTCGAGTCACATTGTAAGGCAGTTCTTTAGCGCCAGCGTTCATAATCGCTCGCGGAAACTTGCGGTCTGTTGGTAGATTGTGGTCAGTCATTTTCTAGCCTTTCACATTGAGGCGCGCACTAGGCGAACCAGTTTTCATAGGAACAAAGCCAAGCAACTTTTCAATCTCAGCAATGTCAGGTGTTTCGCGGCCCTTGATAGTTGACCAAGAGATTTTGTAGCCATCAAAAGTAATGCCCTCAACGCCTTCGAGTTGAGCCTTCGCCGCGTCTTTCAGTTTCTCAAGCTCTTTGATTTCATCGTTTATGCGAATGTAATCTGCGGCCGCCTGAGTTGCAAACGCGTCAGCGATCGGTTCACCTGAAAAGTCTTTTGGGATACCACCGCAAAGCGAACCAAAAAACTGGCAATACGATTGGCAGAATACGCCAGACATTTCGGGTGCGGGTGCTTCGGTGCGAGCCTCAAGGTCTTTCAACCAAGCCAACGCTTCGAGCGCCACCGATTCGTCATAAGGCATTGACCAAGCAAGGATGTCATTTTCGTTGCCGTCACGCGGTATGCCTAATAGGTTCACAGTTTCAACCTCAAAGCCGTCAAGGGTCAGCAAGTAGGCGTAAACCATCACCTGCCACTTTTTTTGCGTTGACTGAAAATAGGGAACATTTTTTAGCGTGATTGTTTTCCAGTCCCAAACAGCTTTTGTTTCGGGGTCATAGAAGTCAATCGTCGCCGGCGGGTAGCCTTCGATTTCGACGCGGTGTTCGAACAAAGCATTCACGTGGTTCGCAAGAGTATTTTCAATGTGAGTGTGAATCGCTGTCCCCAAAATAGCCGCCAAGCGTAATGTTGGGTTTGTCCCGGTGTGGCCCTGAATCTGATGCCAAACTTTTCGGCGGCAACCGCCCAGCTGACTAACTCCAATAGCGGTTTGTTTAGATCGGTCTCGAGAGTCATCCTCGGCCGTTAGTGCATTGACAAATGTTTGAATGTCCATTTTGTATCCCTCCAGATAGGTTTTTAGTTTAGCGATTTTTTGTTGCAAATAGGGCAGATAACCAAAACTCGATTGTGTTCGCACATTCGGACTGGTTCGGCTTCAGCTCTTTCTCGAGCTTGCTTAGCTGCACTAAGTGCTTCGGCGGCCGAGAGCCTGCTTGCCTCAAGCTGTAATTGAGATTTTTTATTCAACTCAGCTTTTAGGTCACTTGCGCTAATAACTCGCATTGGCAACGGCTCATCATCCCAGCATCCTTGATTCAACCAAGTAGCCGGTTGTTTAGTAAAAGTGTGAGATCGGTTTGGGTCATCTCTGTATCTTGTAACTCCCTTCATTATTGTTTCGAAACTTGTTATTGAAAGAGCTTTTAGAAAAGCTTTTTCGGCGGCTATTTTGCCATCTTTTCTTGGATACGAATTCCAAAAGAGAATAAAATCATCTAAAGCTTTTTGTTTAGTGTTCTTTATTAAGTAGTCTTCTTTAATACTTAGTCTTCTTAAGTCCGTTGACTGTTCCGTGCGGGATTGCTCCATAGTGGAATCATCCGCGCTGGAGCAATCAACGCTGGAAGGGTTAAGAACAGTCCAAGATTTCGATTGAAATCGCCCGGCTACCTTTGGACGATCTACGGCTATCCAACCCAGACTCGATAAAAGATTAGCGGCTTGATTTATAGCGTGTCGGCCTAATGTTGTTTGGCGTTCTATTTGTTCGTAAGTCAGTTTGTATCCATCTTTATGACTCATTAGATAAGCCAAAAGTCTAAACGCGTTAGGCGTTATTTTTGGATCTCTTATAGCGTCATTAGGTATTTGCGCGTAGGGCTGATTGTCCTCACGATAGAGATTTACAATACTCATTTTTATGCCTTCCTAAAATCTTGTGTCTGTACCCAAAAGCCGTTGTCCATTTCCGACATTGAAAACAAAGTCACAATCTGGTCATTCAAATCAATGCTCCAAAGGTTGATGTCATTCGAAGCTTTGAAACCAACGTGGTTGACTTTGCCCTTCATCCAAACATCGTAAAGCGTGAAGCCTAAAGCGCGCCAAAACCGATTGCTTTCCAAGTCAACTCGACAGCGCAGGGTCACGCCTAGTCGATTGAAAGTGTTGCAAAAATCTTTGACAACAGCAATCAGGGCCGAGCCATAATCGAGTCGGCGAGCATCTTCTCGAATAGCTATTTGTTGAATCTTTGCATAGCTAAAAGCGCCGCGCCCCGGTGTTAGCAAAACATAGCCAACCATATCGAGATTTTTTTCACAGATAAAAACCATAAAGTTGCGCCCCCCCCCGAACACATAGTTGTCCCAGATTGTTGACTGAATGAAGCCAACAGCGAATGAGTTTTCTTTTTGCATCTTGTCTATAAAGTTGCGATCGGCGGCAGTTGCTGTTCGCACAGTCAAGTCGTCTTTGGTGTAAAGCGTTGTTGAAATCCCTGTGGCACAATCAAATCGGCCAAGTGTCATTGACTTAGTCATTTTGTTTCATCTTTCAATGTGACAGAGCCAAACATCCCAACCGCGTTAGTTATTCGTGCCTCACTTAGCGCCGCGTATTCAGGGCTAAGTTCAAGCCCTATGTAGTTACGCCCATTTTGTAAAGCAACCTCACCGGTTGTGCCAGAACCGCTAAAGGGATCAAGCACAGTATCCCCTTCCCTGCTTCCTGCAAGCACGCAAGGTTTGATTAGCTCAGGCGGGTAAACAGCGAAGTGCGCGTCAGAATAAGGCTTGGTTGCTACAGTCCAAACATCGCGTTTATTTCGCATACCATCAGCGCCAAACACTCGCTCGCCCGCGCTAAATCTGTCGCCGCCCACATAGTCAGCTTGATAACCTTCGGCGTTCTTATCACGCGCCTGTGGGTCTGTTAGAGCAGGTTCTTTGATAGCTTCGTGGTCATAAAAGTAACGCGCTGATTTCGTTAGCAAGAAAATGTATTCGTGCGACTTAGTGCAACGATCGGTTACGCTCTCAGGCATAGGATTAGGCTTCGCCCAAATAATGTCTTGTCGCAAATACCAACCCCGCGCTTGCATAGCAAAAGCAAACCGCCAAGGAATACCCACAAGGTCTTTATGTTTTAAGCCATCACCTATTTTGGTGAATACGCCCTCTCTCTTTGAGCCAAAACCTGCTCTGCCGTTATTTGATGCGCGAGACTTATTGCCAGCATAGCTGTCGCCAAGATTGACCCACAAAGTGCCGTCATCTTTTAGCACTCGCCACACCTCATCAAAAACTTGACAAAGCTTTTCAATGAACTCATCAGGCGTTGCCTCAAGTCCTAGCTGTTCATCATTTCCATAATCACGCAAACCCCAATAAGGCGGGCTGGTGACAACAGTTTGAATTGATTGCTCGGGCAAGCTTTTTAGACTTGCGCGATTGTCGCCAATAATAATCTGTGCTTTGTTCATTTTGATAACCCCAACTTTTCTAGTAGCTCTGACCAACGAACCTCGAAAAACTCGCCGGTGTGAAGCTCCTCCAATACTCGAAGCGTGTCAGCTTTTTGAGCGTTCACGCCCTTGTCAAACTCGACTAACTTTTTGCAAGGCGAGTCAAGCCGACAGCCTAAGCAACCGCACTCAGCCATTTTTGCAAGAGTGGTCGCCGCCACAGCAATCGCAAAGGTGATCGGCGCACAGGCACTCGCCCTTTGAAATCGTGCCAGCGGTCACAGCGTCATCGCAAAGCTCACACTCGCAAGCGTCAGCGGTAGCGTTTAGGTATTGAGCAACGCGGCCCTGAGTTAGCTCGCTCATTTGCTTGCCTTCCTGTTTTCGCGTTCAATCTCTTGTTGCAAAAGCTCTGCATAGAGTCCCGGCGCAAGTTGCCTAATAACGCCTTTTAGGGCCTCTTTAGCATAGTCAGAATGCCCCGCCCAAACCACATAATCTAAACGCAGAACGCGCTCAATCTTGGCTTCGGTTAGCTTCACGCCAAGGTCAAAGATTTCCTGCTCGGTCATCGAGCCATAAGTTTTAGTCATTTCTTGCCTCCATAGCAAACTTGTAAATCATCTTGAATGAGGCATAAGAAGCCCAAGGTAGCCCGATAATAACGAATAGCGCACTAATCCACTCAGGCGTGTTCACAGCCAGCCAGTCGGCGGCAGGCGAAAACACAAAGATAAACCCGGCGATAAAGACAATCGTTAGTGTTTTCATTTCTCGCCCCTGACGATGCGGTCAAGCTCGGTTTGCTGGATGCGAACTGTGCGGCCTATTTTGAATGACTTGAGCAAGCCGTTAGTGATGAAGTTGCGGATTGTGTTTGGGTGAACCTTGAGCTGGTTTGCAGCTTCTCTGATTGTGATGAGTTCCATTAGTTATTGTTTTCCATTTCTTCTAAGTGATCTGTTGCTTGAAATTGCAAATCTTCTTTGACTAAACGAACTGTTCGAGTGTAGTTATCAGTTATTGTTCCGCTGGCATACCAGCCACAAGAACATTCAGCAAAATAACTTGTTGAAACTGTGGCACTTTTAGAAGTTTTGATTTTATGAGTTGTCATTTTGTATCTCCCTTTTTTTTAGTGGCTTTCTGCCTATGAATAGGTTAGCACAACTGATAACAAAAAGTGACAAATACAGCAAAAAAGATTGAATGTTATTTATTCGTTATAAACAAACTTGAAAGCGTTATCAAGCAAAACCCACGCCCTATGCACCTGACTCCAGACAGGCTCGGTCAACGGATTTTGCCAGCTGTCAAGTTTCCAGCCACGCTCGCGCGCCAACTGAGCGGCCTTAGAATCCGACTCAATCAAGCCATTGAACGCAGAACAAAACACCAAAAGATTAGAAGCCTGATTGCGAACAGAGCCTTTGCCCGCCCCGCCCATCTGCCTATTTATCCGGTGTTGCGGAACTAGCGTTTCGTCATCCAACCCACAATGAACACAACCGCCATCACGCGCCAGCAATCGCTTGAACTCTTTAGGTGTCATACGCTCGACCGCGAGCCACCAAAACCGCCACCCTTGAAAGTCGCGCCGGGGGATTGAAACTTGCGAACAGTAACCGCGCCGCACTTCACACACTCAGGCTTCACCTCAGCCTCGAACATTGATCGTTCGGCCGTGTAAGTGATGTCACACTTCGCGCAAAAATAGCTGTAAGTCATTTGGCTTCCTTCCGTAAAAGACCCTTGAATGAGAATAGCAAAACCCCTTCGGCAAAAGGGGGTAAGCCGAAGGGGTAGCTTGCTGGTTAGGAATAATCACTAACGGCGGCTGGAGGATGTCGCACTCAGCTTGATTAGTTTACACCATTTTCGCAACGCGCGTTTGATAGCAGGTTTGCGAAAGTGAAACCAATACTGCCGGGCTGTGTAAAGTTGCACCCGCAACGGCCACCGCTTAGTCATCCTCGCGCCCTTCAAAAAGTATCTCCTCGTTCGTATCGTGCCGGCGGTCATCAATCAGTTTCCACAAGCCAAGGAAAGCCATCAAGCTAACCACAATCAAAATCAAAGCGGCCGCGCAAACGAAAATCGCAATCGTGTTTAGTATCTCAAGAATCACGCCGCAACCTCACTCATCGCCAGCTTCATAAACAGGCTCAATGATTCCACCCTTGACCATATTGAAAGCCGTTTGCAAGCCTTCAATAAACTGCGGATCGCTATCAGTTTGAATCGCTGAAGTCATCGCAATGTCAAGTCGCTCCAGTAGGTCAGCGCGATAGCCTTCAAGCTTTGCTTCAGTCGCGTCCTTGATAGCGTGCGATAAAGTCTTGTAACTCAGAACAATAGTTTCGTCAGGCATCTAGTTCCCTCTCTAATCTTTCGTTAGCTTTGACTGCAATCGAATCGCGCGCCCCGGCTGCATACCTGCCAGCGTTGAACATAAACTTGTCACGCTTCTCTTGCTGTCGAATAGTGATGTGATTTGCTTCGCATTGATTAGGTGCAAAGTGTTGTCGAGCGCAAGGGCCAAGCGGCTCGGGTTTCTCAACCTCCGCCGATCGGAACACCACAAAGCGTTCTGCCTCAAGTTTCTCATTCACGCTACACATACAAGTCACGCGACACTCCAAACTAGAGCTTTACGATTTGAAGCGGTCAAAGAAAAACCAACAGGGCAAACTAAACCTTGGTCAAAAAGTTCGTGCCGGCGTGAGCGAATACCTGAAGCCGAAGCGCGTGGAGCATCGCCCGCCGCGTTCGCCCAAGCATAAGCGGTGAGCAGTTCCTCATCGGTCATCGGTCTGACCAACAACTTCAAGATTGCTTCCTGTGTATCGGTAACTCTCGAAACCGAGTCGGCCGCTTCGTGCGAAGTCAGCGGATCTGTGTGTCTAGCGATTGCCATTTTTACTCTCCAAAATAAATAGGTCAGCCCGCAACTTGCCCTGTTCGCGAGCTAGGTTGATAATCAAAGCGAGGTGCGCGTTTTCTAGTTTGTCAATCTCTTGATTAGCTTCGTGGCGAACCAAAGTAACAAGCCCGAGTGTGATGCCAGCGTTGATTAGAAACAGGCCTAAGACTAAATACTCCATTAGTGAACCTGCACTTCGTCAGCCGGGGTTATGTAAACCATCGAATCAGAGTTCTCAAAAGTGACTGAGAGCGCTTCGTAATCTTCGCCCGCCGCAAAAACAACAGAGCGAACAGTTCCCGAAATGTCCAGCGGGTCAGGCGAGTGACCGCCCTTCCTAATCGAAATGTAATCGCCAACTTGAGGAATAAACATTACTTCACCTCAGCCTTGCGAGTGAAAATCAAAGCCTTCAAAGTCGTTCCCTTGAACGGCACTTCGGCTAACCCGGCGGCCGCAATCTGACTCCAAGCATCTTTGAGTTCTGCCTGTGTAGTAGCCGACTTGATAACCTCAGCCCAATCAACAAGCGCGCCTTCGTCAACAGCAATCTTGCCGATTTCATAGCTATCGTGGTCAGGGTCAGGCTCGTCAGTAGGCAAGCAGAGAAGCTGAAGCAAGAATGTGCGATAAGCCACGCTCATAGCCTTAGCGGTTGCCTTGTCACCCGAGTCAAAAGCTTCGGCAGCGATAACACCCGAAAGCGGTTCGCCCTCTGATCCAAACACCGAATACTTGACAGACACTCGAACAACATTGAGCGACTTACCTGAAGCCGAAGGCACAGCGGTGTTCTCAACCGATAGCACCTCCGGCACGATAAACCCGCCAGCCTTGCGAAGTGCAGGGCCGACAGCGTTCATTACTGCGTCAATGCCTCGAAAGTTAAAGTTTTGACTTTGGTTCTTATCTTTTTTAGCGACAGAAGAAACCTCCTGCATTACGGCCACAATGACCTGTTGAGCGTTGCTCATTTTGTTTCCCTCCATTTGTTTGTTATTAGTTAGTGACGATAAGTTCAGTTTGGTTTCCCATAGCAGTTGGGCGCTCAATAACGCTGAAGCCTTTAGCCTTAAGAGCTGCAATAACGCAAGCTAGTTGGTCTTGAGCGTTTTCTGCAAACAATCCGGTGTGGTAAGCCCACTCTAGGCGGATAGCACCATCGCCAGCGACTTCTGCATAAACTCCAGCAGTGCGGCTATAACGTGAGCTTGAAGAAGTTTTTTTGCTGACCCAAACTTTGCTTGCACGAATTGTTGCTGATACTGCTTGAATGGTTACTGTTTGCATTTTGTGTCCCTCCAGACTTTTGCTAGCTATCTGCTAACAAGAACAATCTAGCACACATTTGTTATTAGTTGTTACTACTTAGCAAAGATTTTAGGTAACATTTAGATAACAACTTACAACTTCAAAACCGAGCCAGAGAAGCCGTTGCGGTCAATCGGAATGACCAACAAGCCGGGGTCAGAATCCTCACCCGAGTTCAATCGAAACCAATCCGAGCCATTATCAAGCGTTGGGCATTGCACAATGTAACGCGACCGCCCGGCTTTACGGCCGCTCTCCAAAACTCGAAGGTGATGCCAATGGCCGTGAACCAACAAATCCGCATCCTTCACAGCCTGATCGCCGTGCGACTGCCCGCGCCACCAACCCGCCATCTGCTCAGGCCGATTAGCCTGATGTCCGTGAACCAAACCAACAATAAAACTTTGGTCACCAAAAACATCAAGCGCAAGACTTTCGTCATACTCGCGCGGCTCAAAAAACTGCACAGGCAAACCAACCTCTTTAGCAAGTCGAGCAAGCTGGCGTTGAATGTGAATACCCCAGTCATCCTTCGGCGTTCCTAATCGAGTCTTACCCGCGCGCCAAGCGCAATGATTAGAGCCAACCGAAGCCGCCACAACCGGCGCAAACTTACTCATCAGCTTCAGCGTTTCCCATTCAAAAGTTGCTTCAAGGTCAACCTGCTGCATTAGCGAAAGGTCATTCGTTCGCATCGGATTGCCGCCCGAATCAAACCCCTCAATCGAATCACCCACATTCAAAAAAAACAGCTTCGAGTATTTGTTCTTTTTCAGGTGCGCCTCAAGCTTGCGTTGCTTATCCGTGATTCTTTCAATCAGCTCTTTCGTGCCACCCGCAGAACCAACCTTCCCGGTCTGAGTGTCTGACCAACACACCAGCAACACACTCTCAGACGCGCTCTGAGGCGGTGTAGAAGGCTTAGTCTTTCGAGCTTGAGCAAAGAGCAAAGGCAAGTCAACCGAAGTCACCTTGAGGCGGAAAGTAAACCTGAAGCTAGTCAGCCATTCGCCACCCTCGCGCTGTTGCCATTTCGAAGTTCGAACAGTATTGCCAACAACCTCATAAACTTCAGGGTCATAACCAGCCGATCGCAAAAACTCATCAAAGTTAGGCTCAGAGTTTAGGCCCTGAGTGGTCGCTTCACCCAGCCCAGTTGTTTCATCAAACTCGACCGCCGGCCGCCACCCATTAGGCGCAGACACTTTAGGCGCAATGTTCAACAAGTCATCAAGCACGATTACACTCGCGCCTTGCGTGGCGAGTCAAAGTGTTAGGGCGAAACTTAAAACCATTCTTAGTCAACACCCGAGCAATGGCCGCTTTCGGGATTTCAGGGTTATCTAAACGCTCAGATAACAACGCCGCCTCATCCGGCGAAAGGCTTTCCAGCAACTTGCAAACTGTGCAATGCGAACCGCTTTGACTTTTGAAGTTTTGGTCATCTTGCAACTCATCAAACAAAGACATAAAACTAACCTCCCTTAGTAAACGCTCAAGTTAGCGTTCAATGTTAGCCTAACGCAAAACCTAAGTTATGACCAAGTAATAGTTCGAGCCGCGCCGTTCGCGTCAATAGTTCGAAGCTGATTAGTTGTTGTGTTCAACCACAGCTGCCCCACGCGCGGATCAGTAATGTCACCCGAAACCAAACCAGTCACCGAAGGCGGGCTAGTCTGAATCGGATAAACAGTCACAAACATTCTTGGCTTATTTTCAAGCTTCAAAATACGCTCAGACAAATCCTTGAACATAACCGAAAGCTGAGGTGGCAAGTTTACGAAAGACATTAGACAGCACCCTTCTGAGTCAAAGTTAGCGTTGCGCGCTCAGGGCCGTTCTCGCCCGGCTGAACCGAGATACCAACAATGCGATAGTAGTCATCAACCTGCCCCGCGCGGTCATCATTCAACCTTATTCGAATGTCATCGCCCAAGTTGTAAGTCCCCAAAAGCGGGTCAAGATAAGGCGGGTAAATAATCTTGATTGACACCGGCGGATTTTTGACAGCATTCAACTGACCCAAAGCCAAAGACGAAAGCAACGACTGCGAAACCACATCACCATAGTTGCGAGAATCCTCCAGCAACGGCCAGCCGTAAGTTGTAATCTGCGCAGAGTCCGAAGCCTTCAAGTTCAACTGACCCTCACCGCTCCCAGCGCCCGCCGCAAAAATAACATTCGCGGCCGACAAGCCATCCTCGGTGTAAACATACTGAACCACATTGCCCGGAAACTCCAACACCGGCGCAGTCGGATTAGAGCTGGAATAACTAGCACCCAAACGCGGGTAACCCAGTTGCAAAGTTTTCACAGGGTTGAAAGCGCCGTCGTAACTCACATCAACCTTGAAGTCAAAACCAGTCGCAGACTTAGCCAAATCCTGCAACGCCGATAAAACAGTTCGCAGTTCCGAATCGTAATAAGTTTTCGAAATCAACTGACCCGAAGTTTCAGTCCCAGTCAAAACCCCAATGTTAGCGCCCGCCCCAATCTGAGCGTTATTGACAAGCGTTCGCGCAATCGTAAGCTGATCGGTGGAAGTAAAAACTTGCGCTTTAGAAGTGTTAGGTGACAACACTCGCCTATGGTCAAAATAAGACTCAAACTCCAACGCGCTCAACGAAATGTGTTGAGTAGTCGAATCGTATTCCCTCGACCAAATAATGCCACCCCAAACCAAAACAGGTGTGCCACCATCAGATTGCCGTTCAACATAAATAGCTGTCCGACCCGGCTGAGTCGAAGGCCAAATGTTCAAATAAGTTTGTCTAGAATCAGTCACCAAAAGCGAAGCATTGAAAGAACCCGCCGCATTCAACACCGAGCTAAAACTAACTCGCGTCAAAGGCAACTCAGCAAGAATCTGATTCGTCACCAAGTCCGCTAAAAGATAGCGGTAAGTTGTTGGAATAGTCATTACTAGCCTTTCGGCGTAGCGTCAAACTCTGCGTCAACCTCAGCCAAAGTCACATCGCCACGCTCACGAATAATCAACGCGGCAACCTTAGACAACACACCAACCAAAGGTGTCACAACCACAGCAATCAAAACCTCAAGCGTGTTACCTTGAGCCGCAAAAATAGTTCCCGCGCCAGCCAAAGCCAACCCAGCGGCCAACCAACCTGAACGCTTTAGAATCTCAACAACAACAGCCTTGTTCACTTAGCAATCCTTCCGTAACCAGCTATCTGTTTGTAAGTCACATAATGCATAGCAGTCACTAAACCCGGTGTCGGCATAGTCGAATCGGCGCTCGTATACCAAACACCTTTAGAGTTAGCTTTCTGCACAAAGCCGGTGTGGTCGTGACCTTCGTTTTTGCCCATCCCTTTTTGCTCCGACCAACTCATAATCACAATGTCATCCTTCACAGGAATCCCAGTTGTATGCCAAGAGTGCTTGCCCTTCAAGTAACCCATCAACACACCGCAAGAAATAATGCGTGGCTCAATCCCAGCAACATAACTAACAGCCGCCGCGCAGTCCAACATATTGCGATTACCCTTCAACCAAGGCAACTTGACTCTAGGCGTTCCAGCGTAGCCCGCCAACTTATCTGCAAAACTCATTTGATAACTCCAATCTGAACCAACTCAGCCCAAACACCAATCGCGCCCGAGATAACAACAACCGCACCCAAAACTTGCCAAACCCTTTTTTCAAGTCCACGCAAGCGACTAAAAATCTCGCTTTGATTTTCTTCAACCCGAGTAACCCGCTCCAACGCTGAAGCAATCTGCGCGCTAGTTTGTTCCTGCGTTCGCAAACGCCCTTCGTGATCTTCAAGCTTCGCGTTAGTAGTATCAACCAGATTACGCAAACGCTCACTAATGGTTGTAACCTCTTTCAGTAGGCCTTGCGCCCAAGTAGGGATTTCTTCAGACATTACAACTCCGCGTTAACTTCAATGTAATCCGTGCCAGCGCTAACAAAAAACATCGTTGCTTGTCCCACAGCAATCGAGGGGCCTGTCAAAGTTCCAGTCGTTGCTAAAAACAACATATTGTTAGTTCCGCTAATCTGTGAAGAAACAGCCGTCACCGCGAATTGCGTGCCAACATAGTTCATAACTTTGACATTGTTACCAGTCAAAAGACTTCCCAGCGTAGGCGTTTTGCGCATAGTAGTTTTGAAGTTCAAACTAACATAAGTTGTGGTTAGTGTTTGAATCACACCAGAACCAATGTTGCCAGAGCTAACATCAAACCTTTGAAAATACCTTTGACAAGCGGCTAACTCACTTGCAGGGTTTCCTGTTGCCGTGTTGAATCGAGTTGCTACAGAACCAACTTCAATCTGAACGCCCCAAACATCAAGTGTAAAAGTCGAGTTCAAAGGCAAACCAATAACAGCTTCCAAGAAAGAATCTGTGCCAATAGTTTTACCAGCAATGCTAGGGATAGCCACAGTAAACGAATAGCGCGCCCAAGTTGTGCCAACAGTAAACGGAGCAGTAACAACATCTTGCAAAGTGCTAGAGCCACCAGTTCCAAAAGCTTGCGTAAACGAAATCTGTCGAGTGAACGCCGCGGCCGCTTTCGCATAAAAAGAGAAGGTCACAGTCTGACCAGCTAATGAACGAACATCCTCAATGCGTTGAGTTAGTCCGTGACCTGTCTGACCTGAACCTGCAACAGTCTGATTCACTCGCAAATAATAAGGGCTTTCGTAACCAATAACAGGCGCTGACCCCGGCGTGAAAGCTTGTTGCGAAATAGTCTTAGTGCCAGCCGTGCCGTCAAAAACATTCAACCAGCGGTCAGCGGTGTAAGTTCCTGTCGCTGTAACAGAGAACGAAGTTCCGCGCTGCCAAATCCCAAAGTCACCATTAAGCAGTTCGTTGGTGCCAGGATTAGATGCAAGCAAGTTAGTCGAAACAGCAGTTCTATAATCCGTGATGTTAGCCGCGCTAATACTCGAAGCACCCGCCGCCACAGCAACGCGAGCCAACAACAAAGAGTTAGTCGGCGTAGCCGGCGCACTAGGTGAAGCCGCAGGTGTTCCCGCAACAGTAGTGAAAACCACATTGTTCAAAGCGCCCGAATACTGAGCGTCATTCACAGTCGCAACGATTAGGTCAATGCGCGGGTTAGTCGCATCGGCCGTTGAAATGCTTTGAATAACAGTCGCATCGTTATAGACACCATAAACGCCAGCGTTAGCAGTTGCGCTAACAATCGCACCCCAGCCAGCCGCAATGTTCACAGTCATATTAGGCGAAGCCTGAGCAGTCACCGCAAGCGAAGCCGAGCCAATGATTCCAGTTGAAGAATAAAGAGCTTGCTGATTCTGGCGATCAGACTGAGCGGTATAAGTGCCAGCCTGTAACCAACTTGGAGGCGTAACTAAAGCCATTAGATTTCCTTCTAAATGTAAGCGTTGCTATAAGTAATACTAGCCGAAGTCGTTCCCACAGTAACCGAAGTGCCTGTGAAGTAAAGCGCATTCAAACCCGGCTGAATGTCAAACCAGCTCGAACCATTAGAAAGCAAGTTCCTAACATTCGTGGTCACGCCGGTAATGCTCGAAGTCAGCGTCACAGTCTTGCTAGTCAAATTCAACTGCAAAGTATCCGTGCTGGCAAGAGTTGTGTTCACAGTCAAGTATTTATTTTGCGTCACAGAACCAATGTTCGGGTTAGTCACAGGGCCGACAATCGTAATCACACCGCCAGCAATAGTGCGCCCCAAGTTAGTTGTGTAAGTCTGAATCTGGTTCGAACCGCCACCATAGCTATAACTAAAAACCTTCGAATAGGAACGGCCACCAATCGGTGAAGGTGACAACTGAACCAGCGTAGAGTCAACATCAAAATAACGCGGGTCAGGGCAAAAGAATTGCCATTGGGAACGAATCATTCCCAGCGTGTAATCAACATCAACCATCGTTCTGTTCACGCGAGCGCGCGCCTGAATAGTCTTAGCCGTTTCCGTAGGCGATAACAAAAACTGCAAAGCCTGAGTGCCTTGCTGTTGAGGCATAAGCGCAGTCTGCAAAAGATTGAAGTTCACCTGAGCAGAGTTGCCGTTACCAGCAAAAGTGTGAATGGTGAAAACTATGTTGCGGCCCTCAAAGAAATCGTGACCTGTAAACATTCCATCGCTATAACCCGAATCATCATCCTGCACACGCAACGCAGGAAAGCTCTCCAAGCCGTCAACATCCAACACCGCAAACGGCGTTCCAGATCCAAACGCAAAACTGCCAAACTGAAACTGATAGTTAGTAGTTATACTCATTGCGCATAAACCCCCAAAGGAATCCCAAACCGAATAGCCGAAGCAGTAGCCTGAGCAATCTGCGCAGGTGAAGCATTAGTCTGCACAGACACCGGCGCGTTGATAGTAACCTGCGAACTCGCACCAACAACATTCTGCCCATTAGTAGTCGAACCCAAAGCAAGCAGTTGGTCATTCGTCAAGTTAGTAGTTGACCCGCTAATAAACGAACCAGTTCCCAGTTGCACAGTTGCCGCAAAAGTATCCTTCAACTCTTTCTTAGTTTTATCTGAAGCGCCTAAAATACTTTGCGCCATAGCATCGCCCACCTCAGGGCCTTGAGCAACAACCTGCTGAATGAACAACTCACTAAACCCAGCCCCGGCGAGCGCCGCCGTATCCTTAGCAAGCTGTTGAATCTTCGCCAACTTATCTTTCAACGAAGCAAGCAAACCTTCAGCGCTCGCATCGCCCTTCTCTTTCATCGCCGAAAACATCTCACCAATGTTCACCGAAGCCGCCGAAGCAAAAGCGTCACGCAAATCTTGCAAAGACTTACCAACAATAGTTTTCAATCTGTCGGCTAACTCAGCCTCTTGTTTAGCAATGTCCTCATTATGTTTCTTAGCAATGTCTGCCAGCTCTTTAGCGCGAGCCTTAGCCGCCGCCGTTTTAGCTTTCGCATCAGCCTTAGCCTGACTAGCCGCATCCTTTTGAGCCTTCGTCAAAGTAGTGTTTTGCATCATCGAAGCATAATCAACAGTCTTGCTATCAGTAGAAACACCCGCAGACTCGCGCGCATTCTTAGCCGCCGCCTGATTCAACTCCCTTTGAGCCGCCGAAACTATTTGACCCTTGCGAGTAGCAATATAAGAAATAATGTTCTTGTCTTGTTGACTATGCCCCGCCAACCAACTCGCGCGATCAAACTGAGTGCCAGCCATAGCGCCGTTGTAATCCTCAGCAAGTTTCGCAATCTCTTTGAAAGTCCTGCCAGTCTTTTGAGCCGCCTCAGTCTGCGCAGTAATCCTCGCCGTTATCGCCACGCTAGGGTCAAGCGTTGTTGCCTTATCAGCTTGAGCCGCCGCCGTTGACATTTTGTTGATAGCGTCAGCCGCGTTGTAACCAGCAATCGCAATCCCACCAATAGCGACACCCAAAACCGCCGCACCGATAGCCAAAGCCACCGGGTTGAAAGCACCAATAGCAACATCGAACAAACCTTGAGCCACAGCCGCCGCACCTGTGACAGCCGCGTAAGCACTCATCGCGCCCTGCACAATAGTTATTGCCGTTGCCGCAATCCCGAAGGCTGTAGCTAAGCCGATAATCGTGCTTATGTTTTTAGTGATAAAAGTAAAAGCGCCTTCAATCGTAGCGCTAAGAGCTTGAAAGCGTGCGCCTAACTCAGTAGTCGGATCGTTCAATGCGGTAAAAAAAGCTTCAATCTGAGGCACAGCATCCGACAACCATTGAGCAAACTTTTGCAACACAGGCAACAAAGCTAAACCCACCGATTCACGAATTTTATCCATAGCATAAGCCAAGCGCTGATAAGGGTCAGCATTAGCAGCCGTCACAGCCGCGCCCTTGAATTGCTTATTCAACTCGGCCATCGGATTAGCCGCACCCTTAACTTGAATGCCAAGTTTTGATAGCGCTCCAGTATTGCCTTGATAAGCTTTGCCTAAAGCAACAGTTACGGCTTGCAAATCTCGACCAGTGCCAGCCGAAACATTCAAAGCAAGTTCCGTCAATTTAGTTGCTTTGCCAACATCACCAGTTGCGCGAGTTAGCTGGGCAAAAGCCGGACGAATGTTATCGTCAGCAACAAGCGACATTTTCTCCATAGAAGAAATCGCAGATTCAACTTGCGTGACCTGTCCACTTGTTGCGTGTGCAGTAGCTATAAGCTGGCGCTCTAAAAGTTTTTGCGACTTACTATCTTCAACGGCGGCCTTGCCAGACTCGCCAATAAACTTTGCAACCTCGCGCACAGCCAATAAAGCACCAGCGGCCGCGGCAACACCCTTTAGCGCGCTACTAAAAGTCTTAGCGTTGTTGCTCTCATTTTTAGCAGTAGTTCCAACCTGCTCAAGTTGCGCCTTGACCTTAGACATCTCAGCGTGTAAGTTCCCAGTATCAGCTTTGATTTCAATAACCATTTGCTCTAAAGGCGTAGCCATAATCAACGCATCCTTTCAGCAAACTTACGAACAAACAAAGCATTCATCTGTGGCCGCTCTTGGTCAAAAGACGGCTTTAGATAAGGATACCTTACGCCCGATTTCCAACGCGGGTTGCCCAGCTCCAAAGCTCGCGCATAAACCATTGTCGGAAATACCGAAGCAACATAAGAACCGGGTTCGTGTTTCAACTCGGTAAATACTGATCGACCTAAGTTACCACTTACTCTCTCGGGAAATCCGCCGTCACCTCTAACAGAACGGCGTTCACCGCGTGGATGAGTTGCCTTGAATAAGTTTTGTTTTACCTTGCGCTCAAGCGACAAGCCAACCATTCCAAGCGCATACAAAGCAGCTTGGTCAATCTTTGTGGTGGCCGTTGTAATACCCTTAACAACATCACCCATATTCTTGATGTTCATTTTGAAGTCATCGCTCAACAGACTTCACCTCATCCACAACCTGACCAATCGCCAAAAGCCAGTCTAACAAAACAGCTGGTTGCTCATCGACAACAGTCGGAGTCCAACCAAACCGCTCAGCCAACATAAAATAACGAAACTCTCGGTCAGGGTAATCAAGTTCAGGGCGGCGTTCGTGACCATTCAATAAACCCTTGAGCCTGTCAAGCTTTATGCTTTTGGGTCTGAGCTATCTTTCAACGCAGGAAACAACTCAGGCATTAGGGCCGTTGCTTCCTTTTCAAGCGCATCATAATCAAGCAAAGTCAACTCACCCAGCGAATCCAACTTCACAGACGGCGGCAACAAATCCAAAGTCCAAGACTCAACCAAAATCGCAATCAAAGTCTTAGCAAGATTAGCGGCCGCCTCAGCAGTCGCTTCATTCAAAATCGGATAAAGTTTGTCGCGGTCTTTTTGGCGAAGCTCGCCAGCCTCTTTGATTGTTGCAGTAGCGCCCGAAGGCAACTTTATTTCTTTAGACATTTCTAATCCCTTCAACCCCTCCAAAATAAAAGACAGGCCAAGGCTGGAAGGGAGCGCCTTGACCTGTCAGCTTGATTTATTGGTAAACGCCCGAAGCGATTGCGTTCTGGAAAACCCACTTGATAGCAGAGTAACCAGCGCTCGAACCAGCGTCAGTTGTGTTACCCATACCCTCAAGGTCAATAGCAATCTCAACAAAGTCTTTCGAGCGATCAATCACGGCCGCGGTATAAGCGCCCTTAGTAATCGTTGCCTGAATCTGAATCGCACTCGCGCCAGAACCCGAAGTCCAGTTCACAACAATCGCAGGCTGAGTGTTTGAAATAAAGTTAGTCAGCTGAGCGTCAGCCTCCATAATAAACTTCAACTTACCCTTGACCTGAAGCGCACCCAAGAAAATCGAGTAAGGGTCTTGAGTCGAGTTGACCGCATAAACCGGAGTGATGTCGCGGCTCATATCGATAGAACCCTCAACAGCGTTCGCAACAGTAGTTCCCGCAACGCTCACAGTAGCCGACCAAGTAGGCACAGGCACTTGAGTTGAGAAGCTAGGTGTTGGAGTTGCAACAGTTGAGCTTGACCAACCAGTTGCTTTCACATCGTAGTCAAGCAAACCTTCAGCCGTAAAGCTAAGGCTCACATCACTAACGCGGCAACCCGGGTATGAGCGCACATTCGTTGCATAAAAATCGGTCACAGTCAACGAAGTCGGCTGAACATCAGTAGTAGTTGCGCTCGAGTTTTTGAGGCTAACAGTATGGGTGTAAGGCGCGCTCGCACCAGTAGTCGCAACAGAACCTAGAAGCGCCGCAACAGACCAAGGGAAAGTGTCAGCAAAAACAGGGCCACCCCAAGCAACAGTCGAACGCTTACGGCCCGGAATGTAAGCATAGTTTTTGACAACAGAACCGCGAAGGCCCTCATCGAACAACGGGTCAATGATGTCCTGAACGGCAAGCTTGCCAACCGCCACAGGGATAAAAGTTGTCGGCGCAACAGCTGTTCCGTGAGTCGCTTCCTTCGCAACTCCAAGATAACTTCTGTGTGTATTTTGAACGGCCATTAGATTGTTCCTTCTTCAACAGGGATTGATTCAATAGTAGCAGGCACGATTTCTGCAACCTCGGTGATCGGCGCAGCCTTGCCCTTCTTAGCAAGCGTCACACCCTCAGCAACAAAGTCATCTGGCGCTTCAAAAGTCGCACCCGGTAGAGCGGTCACAGCGATAGTCGGAAAGACAACCTCTTGCTCGCCACTAAAAACAAAAATAGCCATTGCTTCTCCTATGCCTGAATCATTTGTGTAACTCTAAAAACAATACTAACCCACCCGTTTACAACGCCGAAGTCGTTCATAGTCGGTTCGCCATAAGTCACCGAAACCGAGCCAGAGCCTTCAGCAGCCTCCCAAATCACCGAGCCGTCAGACTTGCCCAACCGGTGTCCGCCAGAGCGCAGGCGGTCTTTCACAGCGTCAACCAGCGTATCAAAATCGTTCATCGTGTCTTCGGCTTTAGGATAAAAACCCTCAGTAAAAAGTTGCAAGTCAACATCATAATCAATGCGCTTCCAACCGGAGCTTGCCCCACCAACCGCAATACGCGACTCGCTTTCGCCCATAATGTAAACCACAGCGGCCGCCCTAAACAACTGACCCGCCACCGCGTTCTCTTGCAACTGAGCAAGCTTCGGAAAAGTAGTATGAATCTTATTCAGGTTAGGAATAGCCGCGTCACGAATGTAACCAACAACAGCCTCGCGAACCTCAGCTCTACTCATCGAATAACCCTAAACGGCTTCAACAGCTCTTTAGCGTGTTCCATATCGGGGCCTTGCAAACTTGTAAAACCAACCGAAGAACCCACGCGGTTACCCATTCCCATAACCAAAGCCGAATCTCCGCGCACCTTCAAATAACTAGCCGTTGCCAAAATGCAAGCCTCTTGAATCGCGGCAGGCAAAGCGCTCGCCGAAATCCCCGCAAGGTGCGAGTTGACTAAAGGCGAAGTAAGCGGCACAGTCGCAGATCCGAAAGTATAAGAGCTGGCAACAGTCACGCGCTCAGTCAACTCACCATCAAACAAAGTAAAAGTCGAACCCGGCAACAAACCAGTAGCATCAACCAAAGTCAGAGAAGTCGCACCGGCGGTCAACGCGCTCGCCGTGGTTGTAATCGCATAGCCGTTCACATAGCTGTATTGACAATAAACCCTGTTACCCGCAGTCGAACCAGCCGCAAAACTAAGCGCGCCCTGATTACTCCAAGTCAAGTTAGCGTTCGCATAAGGGAACACAATCTGCTGGTCTTCCAACCAAGCCACAGAACAGTCAGGCACAGCCGTCAAGCTTTGCTGATTGTAGCCAACCTTCAGAGAAGTCAACGCCACAATCGGATAACTTTTCGGGTGCAAAATCAGTTGACCATCGCGGTTGATACGCGCGCGCATTTGCTCGGTGTCAACAGTCGCACCAATAACCTGCTCGCAGTATTGGTCAATCCAAGACGAAGCCCTAAGAATAGCGTTAGACAGCTCGGCATCCTGCGCGGCCTGATTACCGCCAACAACTAAGTTCGTATAGTCAAGCGCAGTCGGAGCTTGCTTGAAAGTGTCAAGCGTAATGTAAGGCTTAGACACTTGTTGCGTTGCCGGCGAATACGCGTTACTCATTTAGTTGACCTGCCCACACTTAGAACATTTACGAAACACCGAATTGAAACCACAAGGGCAAGGATACCCCACCGCACCAACGCCCGAATAATCAGCAACCTTCGTAAACCCTTCAGACAAAGCCTGCTTTAAATCATTAGCGTTAGTTATGTTTATGAAACCTTTTTTATCAGCGTCATAAGTCCGAGTCCCGCGATCAGTTTTAACATCAATACCAACAACACCACTCGGCCCAAAAACTCTAGCCATTTTTCATCCCTTCAAAAAGTGCAAAGGGTGAGGCAACCGAAGCCACCCCACCCTTCACGAACCCGATTAGGCAGCTTTGATACCAGTAACCAAAGCGTTGTAAGTCGGAGCGTAACCAACAAGAGTTCCACGAACATACGTTGAGTAGTCGTAGCTCTGCTGGATTACAGGCCAAGACTGACCTAGGTAGTCCTGTGGCCCAACCCAAGCCCAAGTCTCAGAAATCTGAGAGTCAGGTAGAGGAAGGGTATAAGACAAAGGCAAAGCAGTTCCCTGCTCCAACCAAGGGTGAACCTCGAGTGGAACATTCTTGCCTGTGATTTCGTTCACAATCGAACCAACAACAGCGCCACCAATGTAGCCACCAACTTCATTCTGCGACAAGTTGATCTTGTAAGCGCTGTTAGCGCCGTTCGACTTGATAGCGTCAGAAAGCTGTTTGCGGTCTGAGCCGTTCATCCAGATTTCGTCATAGTCAGCTTTTACAGCTTGGTAACCATTAGCGAACACAGTCTGGAACTCTGAACCGGGGTTAGTGGTTGAGAATGTTCCGTTGATGTTGTTCACCTGACCGCCACCTGCAAAAATCTGCGGGATGATTCCGTCAAAGCTGTTAGCCATTGCCGAAGTGTCAGCGGCTGGAGCTGTTGCGCCAGTAGTCGCAATCGTTCCAGTCAAGGTGAAGGTCTGTGAACCTGTGCGGCCTTGGTAGTAAGCGTTAGCAACACCAGTCGAAGCGCCAGCGTAAATGTTGTAACCAACAGCGCCGGTGATTGCAGCTGAAATAGTAACATCAACAACCTGACCCGAAGTAGGGGTTACAGTCTGAACGCTTGAAGCAACTGACTCACCGAATAGACCTGCATCGCTCGAAGCATAAACATAGATTGCTGAAGCAGGAAGAGCAACTTCAGAACCAGCTTTTGCGCGAGCGGTTAGGGTGATAGTCGGAGCGCCAACAGCAGTTGAACGGCCGTATAGGAAAGCCTTCTCTTCAAACAACATCGTTGCGTAAAGGGTCGACTGAGCTGATAGCTGGCGCAAGTCTTGGAAACCAAGACCTGAGAAGTTAGCGTCAAAGCTTACTGTGTCAGACAAACCATAGGTTGCATAATTGAAGGTCTGGTCGTAAGCGGTGTAGCTAATCTTTTTACCACGCTGAAGCGATAGCGAACCGAAGCTGTTGGTTGAACCTTCAGCTTGAAAAGCGTTGATGTCAGCCTGTCCACCTGTGCCAGTTCCGGTGAAACCAGAAATAACCTTTGTGCGGTGAGCAGTTCCAACACCCTTTTTGCGAACAATCTTGTTGCGAAGAGGAGTTGGGCGCGGGGTTAGAAGCTTGGCAGGTGCTTCCAAGTCGTAGGCGGCAAAACCTGAGCTTAGAGGCGAAGTCAAACCAATGTCCTTCACAATGTTCTGTTGCGCATCCATCTGCACAGCAAGAGCGTTGTTTAGGGCTGAAAGAGTGTCAGCTGAAAAAGACTTGTTAGCGGCAAGAGCCTGCAAAGTCGAAACAGCGTCAACCTGTGGAGCTGGCGATACACCCGGAGTTGAACCCGGGTTTGAGAAGCTCTTGTTTAGAGCCTCGGTGAATTCGTCAAAGCGAGCAGCGGCCTTAGCCGGTGTGCCTGCATCGGCAAACATTTCCATTACTGGAACAGTCATTTCTTTTCCTTTCGTGCCTCAGCCTCAAGACCCTCAGCGATTTCAATCCAACCCTTTTTCAGGGCGCGATCGGTAACGGCAGGGTTATTAGCTTTGGCTCGGTAATCTGCGGCCTTAGCCAACAGGTTTGAGTTTTCGTTTGGAGTGGTCAAGTTCATTCGAGCCGGGCCACCGCTGACAGCTTTAGACAAAGCAACTTCAAGCTCGGCTTGCAACTCCACAGACTTTGCAACCTCGGCCTCAAGCGCCGACTTTAGCAAGTCCATCTCAGAGCTGACAGCAACCTTCGCCGCGTCAATCGCTTTATTCAAAACACTTTCAACCTGTTCAGGGTTGAGTGTCAGACTTTTATCAGCCAAATAGATTTCTTCCTCTTCGGCTTCAGGCATAACGCCCGCAACTTCGCCCTCAGCAACTTCGCCCTCATACCATTCGGTTAGAGCGTGAGCCGCGCAAAGCAAGTTAGTCAAGCTGGCAACCTCATCAGAGCCAGCTTTCATTTCAGTAGCTTCAACAATAATCAAATCAGCAACAGCGCTAATGGCCGCCTGATAAGCAACAGCATCGTATTTGTTTAGAGTTGCAATCAGAGACTTAGCCGCCTCAACGATTTCAGCCGCAGGGTCAGCAGGTGTTTCTTCAACAACCGGCTCAGCCTCAACAGCCTCAACAGCCTCAACGATTTCAGTTTCAACAACCTCAACAGCTTCAACAGTTTCCACAGTTTCGACCGGCGCATCATTTTTGAACACATCCGCAGGGCTTGGGATTTCAACATTCACAGCAATCAACTTTCCTAGTTCATCGGCTTTAGCCAACATTAGTTTAGCGTTAGGGTTTGCGGGCCTGTCCACCAAGCTAACTTCGACAACAGTTCCACCCACAATCCTGCCACCAATAGCCTTCTCATCACGCACAACTCGCGCGCCACGAACACCAATCGAGAAACCTTTTAGAACGCCGTGCTTCACTTTCAACACCGAAGTAGGGTCAACCACGTGAGCGCGAATGTAAAAGCCGTCAGCCTTCTCCTCAAGATCAGTCGCAACGCCAGCCGCAATACTTGAGTGTTGTTCGCGAATGTTACCGCCAGCCATCATCCATTCAGGCATCGCAGTTTTCATCCAAGCGTTGTCCACAATCTGCAAGTCAGCGTCAATGCTTTCATCGGTTGCTTTGCCATAAACAAACATCGTGCCATCAGGTTGCTCATCACTTTTAGTGATTTGAGCATAACCAAAACCAAGTTCAGCCATTTACTAACTCCCTAAATACCCGAATAAGTAACAACAAGCGCGCCAGTTGTTGTGCCGGCCGCTGAGATAGCCCAAACAACATCGCCACCGCTAAGCCACAACTGAAAAGTTGCAGCCGCCGCGATTGAATGTCCGCGAGTCGCACCTGAAGTTGTCACAGTTGCGTCACCAATAAACACAGCCGCCGAATCAAGGTTCTGAAACTGAACCGCAATCGGGTTAGCCAAGCCAACAGGGATAGTCAAAACTTTCGTGACAGCCGTGCCAACAGTCGCGTTTATGTGAACCAAAGCCATTAGAACTCCTAAGCTATTTTGCTAACCCAATAATCATAACCCACGCCTAAAAAAGCTCTAGGTTAGAATCCGTTGCGCCATCAACAACAGGCAAGATTGAACAGCGACAATTGGAATGACCCGGCGGCTCGGTGTCACCTGAATCAAACTCTGACCCTAACGGAATCGGCCCTTGGTCAATGTTAGGTTGACAAATGTCGCAAGCCTCAAGCCCAAGCCATTCAACCTGCTCAACGCCCAGCTCGGTATAGTTGTCCATCGAAGCCATCGACATCGCAGAGTTCATCTCAGTTGTTGCAATCGTCAACGCGCGTTCCGCAGATCCAATCACATCAGCGATAGCGGCCGCCACCGCCTCATCAGCTAAACCCAAAGCCAAGCTCGCACTAAGCGCCGTGCCAACCCTGTCCAATGTTGTTTCATTCAAGCCGTTGAGCGTAGTTGTTTTGCGCTTCAACAACCGAGCAAACCCACCCTTCGGGTTAGCAATCATTGCGGCCGCCATCGAACCAGCCTGCCATTTGCCCCAGTTAATGTTCAATGAGTTAGCAACTTTTTTAGGGTCAATCGCTTTACGCAAACCAGCCTTAGCATAAAAAGCTAACGAAGCGTCATAACCTAAAGCACCGCCAACCCCATAAACCTTGTCAAGCGCCTTAGACAATCTTGAGTCATCAACTCGCAAATGTGTTCTCGCCCAAGCCCTAGCCTCTTGAGTAGTCACGCTTTCAACGCCAGCAAAAGTTTCAGCCCACAACCTAGCCACCTCTTGCGAGTCAAGCGAAGCACGAAGCCCAAGCCGCACATCGTCAGCAAGCCTCGCCGCCTGTCGCGCAAGCACCCCATCAAGCGTTGCGACTAAAGACTTCATCTAATAAAAAACTCTGCATAAAGTTTCGCACCCTCAAAGTCTTGAACCTCAACAAACTTGTTCAAAACATCGGCATAAGTTTTAGGCATAACCTCAAAATCAAACGCCCGAGTCGGCGACTTTTTTAGCCAACGCACAAACTTTTTAGCTTCGTCAATCGCTAAAGAATCAAACTCAGCCTGCTCAGCGTCAACAGTCACAGGCTCTTGAGCAACCTCACCCGGCGCAACACCAGCTTCACCTTCGGCCACCGCGTCAATCATTCCGCCAGTAAAGTCAACCAGTCCATCCTCGGTCACAAACCAAGAGCCGTTAGTTGTGATAATCGTTGTTAGGTCAGCTTCCTCAGCCGCCAACAAAGACAACCCGCGATCGGCGCGCGCTTCGTTCCTAGACTTTATGCCGCTTGACAGCAAAATCTGGTCAGCTTGAGCTTGAGCCAAAACATCGTTGCGCCCGCCACCAATGAACCTAAACTCTAACTCGCGTGGCATACCAGCAAACGAATAAGACAACTGATTGACAATCCCAGCCAACCAAACCGCGTCAGGACTAGTGCCAATCATATGAGCGTTAGCGGCCTGACCTTCGTGCAATCCAGCACCACCCAAACCACTCTTAGGCATCATCCCGATTTCAGAAGGTTGAACATCGAAATGCCCGCAAATAGAAGTAATGAAGAAATCATCCAACACCATATTGTTGAGCTTCTCCGCATACCCTTCAACAATCACAGGGTCAAAGCCGTTAGGCAAAATAGTTGCGCGGTGTCGTTGCTCAGTCTGACCGGCTAAGTCATCATTGAACACAGCCTCCCAAGCGCGTTTCTGATCGGCAGTAAAATCAGCGCCAGTCTTAAACATCAACTCAGGCAAAACGCCGTCAGTATATTCAGCCCTAATCCATTGCTGGCGCATTAGGTAAATCGAAGCTAACGATAGTGAACGCTCCACCGGCGAGTAACCCCAAGTCGAAAACGAACGCTTGTTGCGCACAAAATAAGCCAACTCATCGGCACTAAAATCCCCATCGGTTGCTTCGGTAACAGTCGCGGCCGCAAACTCATTACGCGGGAAACCATAAAGGATTTGTTGATAAGCCGGGTGCGGAGCTTCAGGGCGCATACCGCGCTCGTTGATTAGCGGCTTGATTGTTGAACCATCCAACACCTGCAAACCTTTGAGGTCACCGCGCACATTCGATTGAGGCCAAACCGCAACCGCGTCAATCACATTGCTATCCTCAAGCACCATCGACAACCAGTCGTGCCAAGTCAAACCATTGCTCGGGTCTGGGTTCTTCCAAAACTCTTTCAGCCTAGAAATCTCATCGTTGTATTTCTCTTTAGCTATCTGTTGCGCCGCCAAAGGCGAAACTCCAAGCTCGCGCGAAACCTTCTCAATAGCGTCAGGGCTAAGGGTAATGTCCCATTCCAACCCGATAAGTTTGCGCTTTTTCACTTCGATACACCGGCGCAAAATGTCAATCTGATCGGCGGCCGCCCGCAAAGTCTTGAAGGGTATTAGGCGGTTCGAGGTTACATTTATGTTTTGAGCAACCTCATACTCCCATTGTCTAGGGTCAGCTCTGCCAGTTCCGTCAAGGCGTGGCGTGTTGATTGCTTGGGGCATAAGCGCAACACCCGGAGCAAAGGGAATGCTTCCAACATTTTGTTCGCGTGGCAGGTTCACAGTTTCCGGCGCAATCGGTTGAGCTTTGACTATACGGCTGGCGAGCGCGTTAGCAAGGTTGTCTAGTAATCCCATTGTCTTAGCCTAACTCTTCGTCTGGTATTTCTTCGATACTGATTAGGTTGTTGAGTGGGTGGTCGTGGCTAGGGTCGCATTTCTCGCAGTAACCGCCAATGCCATAAGTGATTATTTGCATTATGCTCCAATCTGTGGGCAAGGAACAGTAGTTCCAGTTCCAGTTAACCAAGTTGGCGTTGAAGGTAAAGCACCTGAAACACCTGTGACATACCACATATTGATTACAGTTCCAGTAGCACTAACTCGTTGGGTAAACACATTTGGCGAAGTCTGTTGAGTGCCTGCGTTTGTGCAACAAACATAGTTGAAGCTTCCAGTTGTTTGAACGGCTGCCAACCAATACCAACCGGGCGCAAGACTTCGACTTATGGTTATGCTAAAAGTGGCAATACTTGTAACGTTAACTGTTCCAGCATCCAACAACAAAGTGCTTGGTTGGCCGTTCGAACCGCTGTTGTAAATACCCATTCTCACAAGTCCAGCAGTTGTGAAAGCCGTGCATTGTATCGACAAACTTGTGGCCGTAATAGTGTTAGGCACATAAATCGGTGTCACGCCCAAGGTGTTTGCTGTTGAAGCAGATAGAGATTTTGCGCTTGAAGTTGCGTAGTATGCGCCCGTAGTCCACGGCAAAAAAGTGCTTGGAGTTGTCGAACCATTGGCCATCAAGTATTGAGTAGCACTACCACCAGATTTTACGAAAGTGTTAGCACCAATATTGCCTGATTGGTCAAGGGTCGTTACAGTATTGCCGTTGTAATCCTTCCATTCCTGCACATTCGTTGCGGCAATGCTATTTGTAAAATCATAATTACCTTTAACGGCAAGTGCTGTTTGTGTTGAATCAACACCTGCAGTTCCAATTACTGTTGTTAAGTTGGAATTAAAAGTGGCTTTTCCAATAAAAAGTGATGTTCCACCTGCTGCTAATTGGCTGTTAGCAAAAACTTGTCCGTTTGATCTAACCGATAACAATTCAGTATTTGCCGAGTCGCTAACTTGAAAAAGGTTTACTGAAGGTGTCGCCGCACCCTTAACAATCAGCGGTGTAGTTGTAGCGTTCTGCGCAACAATCGTTTGTGTTGCTGAAGGTGTCAAAGAAACACCGCCACCTGAGCCATTGCTCGCCGCCGTAATCCTGCCCTTAGCGTCAACAGTCAAGTTAGTGTTGGTGTAGCTTCCAGCCGTAACCGCTGTAGCCGCCAAAGTAGGGTTAGGGTAAGTGCCAGTCAAATCGCCACCGGCTGAACCTGAAGGTGTGCGCGAATCACTTAGGCGCGTGTCTGACCCGTAAACCACTTGCGTTGCCGAAGCGTTACCAGTCGCAGGAATGTCTTTAGTCGAAGCCGTGCCAAGCCCACTAACCTGTGTGTTAGCAATAGCCAACAAGCTTTGATCCAGCCCAAGCGTT